AGGAAAGAGCGCAGCTCCTTCTCGGTCTTGACCTCGGCGTACTGCACGGCGTCCAAGCCAGCGGCCCAGGCCTCCGGGTCGGTCTGAAGGTTCTTGATGCCGCCGAACTGCTTGATGGCTTCGAGCTGGCGGCCTACCGCCTTCTTCACGTCGCGCTGGGTCTTGGTGGCTTCCGGCAGGCCAGCCCAGTATTTGTGGGCGTCGGGCAGCGGAAGCGCGGCCACCTGGCCCAGGCCCTCCAGGATCTTGTCCTGCTTGTATTCGGCCTGCTGCTTGGTGAAGATCGTGGAGTAGCCATTGAAGGCCGAGATGGTGGCCTTCCGTACAGCGATGTCCTGGATCTTCATCATCTGCTCCATAAGCCCGGCCTCGTCGGCCCCGGCCCGAAGCTTGGCGTAAAACCCCTGCGCCAGCTCGTCGGCCTTGTATGCCTGCTCTTGCGGCTTCAGGTGGTCTTCGATCTTGTTCAGAGTCTCCGGGTCGATCTCTTTCTTGTACGTCTTCACGTATTCGCGGATCGCCTTGGGGTCTTTCTGCTCGGCGCGGAGCATACCGTCCACCGCGCCAAGGTGGAGCTGAGAGATAAACTTCTCGCGGTAGTGCTTCTTGACGCTCTCGTCCTGGCCCTTAAGCAGCGTCTCTCGGTGAATCTCGCTCTCCTGCTTGATGCGCTCCAGGTTGTCAGGGCTGGGCATGGCCCAGTATTCCTGCTGAAGCTCGGCGTTTACCGCCTCGGCGGAAAGCTTGTTCGCCTTGACCAGTTCGTTCTCCTTGTGGGCGAAGATCTGGTTCAGGTAATTCTCTCGGCGGGAGGACCACAGGACGGAAAATTTTTCTTTGGCGCGGGGGCTCACATCCCGGGTCAACTCGGCCTCGATGGCGTCCATCTGGGCCTTGCTGCCTTCGTAGATGTCGGGCAGCTCCTGCCCGTTGGCGTCCTTGCCACCGCTGACGTTCAGCCCTTGCGTCTTGAGAGCCCCCTGGAGGACCGGGCGCACCTTGTCCGCGCCCTGAAGCAGCAGGTTGCGGGCCTTGGTGTCCGTGTCCCGCTCAAGCTGGTCAAGAAGGATTTTGTCCATCTTGTCGCTGGCGGCCATGATGTCCTTGCCACCTTGGATCAGCCCGGCACCGCCACGGTCGAAAGCCCCCGCCGGGACATTGGCAGACATGGGCTGCCCATTGAGCGGGTTGGCCTGTACGGTGGGGCCGATGGGAGATTTGACGGTAGGCATCGGCTGTCTCCTAGAAGTTCGTAGTGGGGCCGAGAACGCCGCCGGAACTCACCGACGTTTTGGTGAAAGACCCTGTACTACCCCCGGAATACCTGTACCACTTGTCGGCCAAGGTTCCGGCCCCAGAGAGTAGAGACCCCCCGGCCCCGGTGAGCCCAGCGCTCGCGGCGTTGGCGCCGGCCATTCGGTAGAGCCCTCCCTGCGCCGTGTAGTTGGCCGCTTGGTTCTTGATGCCCCAGACCTCCTTGGCTACATTCCAGCGTTGGGTTTGTACGTCGTATTCACCCCACGCGGCGGTGTCGGTCTGGATGTCCAGAGGAGACCCGGTGTCCACCACCACCCCGCTACCGGAGAGGCCGCTTCGGGCTTCGCCGATGATGTTGGCGGTGCGGAGCCGGAGTTGCTTTTCCTCTATCTGGCCCCGGCGCTCGGCGTCCTGGGCGTTCATGTCCGCGATCTGGGCGTTGCGGTCCATGATCTTGGCTTGGTAGTTGGCCTGATCCTGCTGGGCCTCGCCCTGCTGGTACATGCCGTAGGCCGACATCGCCGTGCCTATGGCGGATAGGGCCAGGGCGGCTCCTTGTAAGCCCATATTTTTACCCTCCCAACGTCTTCACGTAGACGCGCTCGATGGGCGTGTAACCAAGATATTCGAATACTTTACCGACGTCATTATGTATTTTGACGTTGTGAAAAATACGGTCGACTCCTTCATCGCGGAGCAGTTCTTCCGCTTTTTTGAACAGCTCTATGCCAGCTCTCCCTTTGCGGAAAGCCGGATCGAGCCAGAAAAGATCGTGTTCAGCCACACGAAGGTTTTTGTAATGGAGGTTCCTCACAAGCAGATAGCTGGCGTACCCAACTAACTCGCCCTGATGCCGGGCCGTCACAACGAAAGAGACCCCGGCCTGCTCAAGCATTTCGTAGGTCGCCCAATCCGGGTCGAGCTTGACGGTGTCCTGATTGAGTGCGATCTCGCGCCAGTGCTGTTCGAGCAGCGGCAGGATTTCGTCCTTGATGGCCGCGATAGTTTCCCTGCGGTATGCGAGCATCAGGCCTCCATCCAGAAGTGGTGAAACATCAGCCCGAAAGGCCCGGCGGGGGCGGCGGGGTCCAGCGTGAAGCCAAGCCAGCGCAGCCACCTGATGGCGAGAGCGTTACGGACATCGACATGGTTGGTCAATCGCAAGTGGCGGTCCTTCATCAGATGTAAGAACGGGCGCGACATCCGGGCAAAAGTGAACGGCACTTGCTCCAGCTTCGCTGTGCCAACAAGCCACGGTGCGCCCGTGGTTTCCAGCCGGTCCTCGGTCATGCAACCGAAGGTGATGACCGGCTCGCCATCGAGTAGGCCCGTCCAGCTCATGTGCGACTTCTCGAAACTCTCCAGCACCAACGCTTTGGGACAACGGCCATAGAACGCCCAGGCCTCCTCAATGTCAGCCGGGCGAAGATTGGCGGCGACGTGCGCCACCATATCAGCTTCGCTGGTTACGATATGCTTCTCGGCGCTGCTCACTGATTGTCACCTCTGGTACGATGGCCGAAATGGTCAAGGGGATGGGGTCGGTCTGCCGGATGCACACCCGGGCGCTGGTCTCGTACCCCCCATCGATGGTCATGGATTTCTCGCCCGTGAAGAGCGGAATCGGGCTGTCGCCGTAAGTCTCGTCCAACATGCGGATCTCGTCCAAGTGGTCAAAGTCCCGGCCCATCCAGAAGCCACGGGTGTCCTCGACCTTTACGATCACGCTGGAGATGTTCTTCAGACGGCCTACGCTGGTGCCCTCACTGTCCTCGCCGTCGATGTCCAGAGACTCGAAGTCACAGGTGAAGGGCAAGCCGACTACGGCATACGTGCAGGCGCGCTGGAGTGTGATGGAGCCGCCTGTGACCACGGTTCGGGGCTCCACGCTGCCATTGGCGAACACCGCCACGGTCTTGCCCTCCAGGTGGTCCAGGCCCGTCAGGATGCTGGTGGCCGCGCCGGAGTAGATCAAGCCGCTGTCAACGCAGAAAGCCTTCTGCACGTCGCCGCCTTCGATGCGCTCCGGCATGACCTCCACGTAGCGCTTGGTCACGCCGTTGATGGTCCGCTTCACGATGAAGTAGGCGTCATCCTGCTCCGCGCCGGGGATGGCCGCCACGCTCTCCCAGAGGCCATCGGTCTCATGGCGGTGCATGCCGACCACGTCATGCTCGCGCAGGTAGGTCAGGCCCCGCAGCGCCCCATCGTCGCACACGATCCAGACGACTCCGTAAGGATTGCGGGCATGAGCCCATTCGTAGGCCCGGCGGCCCTTGAACATGTGGTTGGACAGGACGGTCAGGTCACTGCCTTTGTAACCGTCGACTTCCAGCGAGTAGACGAGGTCGCGGATCACGCGCCCGCCATACTCGACGAAAAGCGCCGACTCGCCCGTGACGATGGGCGGCAGGCCATGACTGCCCCAGTAACTCTGCGCCTTCACGTTGATGGACTTCGGGCTGATGGCCTCGTCCTGGTTGCCGCTAGCCTTGAAGACCACGCCGGAGGTGAAGACGATCAGCTCGCGCAGGCTGCACATGCCGTTGATCCTGTTCACCTCGTTCCCGTCCAGGGTGAAGGTGTAGGAGTCATCGGCCTTGAGCGGCGAGCTGGTGTTCGCGTTGGTGTAGTCGCCTACCCGGCTGCCCAAGAAAGTGCTGGGCTTGTTGTTGCTGCCGCCCCAGACCGTCCGCTGGGCGTGAATAGCGACTACCGCCGGGTAGTTGTCGGTCCCGTTGAAGGGGTCTTTCGGGTCTTGCGGGCTGTCGTCCGTGGCCGGCGTGATGTTGCGGTCGAAAAATTCGTTTGTCGTGGCGTTGCCGATCCAGCCGTAGTAGCCGTTTTCGTCCTTATAGACCGCGTACTCGCTGGCCCCCGTGACAGCCGTCCAGGCCAAGGTCACCTTGCCGCCAGCGGTCCAGGTGCCATTGTACGTCGTGGTGGCCGCGCTGGAGGGTGTGGACTCCTTGCCGTCCGCGTCGATGGCGGCCACCTTGTAATTCAGATCCCAATCCCCTGCGGTCAACCCGGAGGATGTGGCAGTCAGACCTGTGGGCGCGGAAATGGGCGGGGCGAAAGAGATGGTGGAAAGCGCCCAGGCGGTGTGGGCCGATCGGGTCAGCTTGCGCGGCGCGTAGCTGGGGTGAGTTATGAAAAGTGTGTCCGCGCTCTGCGTGAAGGCCAGGTTGGGGAGGTCGGCCTCCGCGTAGGGCGTGGTGACTTGGACGACGGCGTCCTGAATCCACTCATCTTCCCAGTCTGCTCCTGTTCCGGGCTCGGTGGACGCCCCTGAAGTGTGAGCGTGGATGCAGCGGTAGACCAGCCCCCCGTTGTCCACGCTGGCGTTGACAGTGTACGGAGTCCCGGTGAGCCACGCGGGTGTGGTGCTAACCGTATGTACGACCACACCCCGGTCCTTGACCACGCGCATGTTGTATTCCCCGAAGACCAGAATGTAGGCCTGCGTGGTCGAAAACTGGAAGCGAACCAGGCGGTGCCTCTTGGTGCTGTCCGAAACCTCACCTACGAACATGGTGCCGGGCCGGGTCGCCGCGCCACCGTAGGCCAGGGAGATGAAGTTCAGCAGCTTGCGGCAGCCCACGTGGAACTTGGACAAGTCCACACGGGCGTACATGCTGGGGGCCAGCTCACCGGCGGTGAAGGAAGGCTGGATTTTGAACATGGCCTACAACCTCGCCTGGATGAAGCCGTTGGGATGGTCGGGATCTTTGCGGCCTTCCCGGCTGTCGATGGTCGTGGCCTGGGCCATGCGGCTCATGTAGAGCGAGAGCATGGCCTGGGTGATGGGGACGCTGCGGGTGAGTGGCATCGCCAGTTCGGCGGCCAGCTTGTAACCGAGTGCGTCGATGAACAGCGCATCGAACTGAGTAGGGTCGGGGACGAGCGCCGTGTATTCCAGGGCTGCGTCGGCCTCGTTGGTGGCGACGACCCGCTGGCTGCCGATCCGCATCACCGCGAAGGGCGTGGGCTCTAGCTGCAGAGTGTCCTGCCATATCTCCCGGGCGAAAAGGCACTCGCTAGGGTAGGCGTAAGCGTAGGACCACCCCACAGGCGTCACGCCGGAGAGCAGGGCCAGATATTCGCGGCTGGTGGCGAAGTTCCAAGGGTGATCGCGCAGGACCGCGTCCCTCGCCGCTGCATAGTGCAGCTTGCAGGCCCGCCCCTGGCGGGTCGAGTCGTTCAGGTCATTGATTCTGTCGTCGCCCAGGTGAGACAGGGCCAAATTGCAAATGGTGACTTCGCTCGCCATGCAGACCTCCTAGAGGTCGTTCAGATCTTCGACGACGGAAGGCTTCTTGGGCTGCGGACCGGGCTTCTTGGGCTGGGGGACGTCAGGGGCGGTGGGCTCCTCGACCGACACGGGCTCGAAGAACTCGCCGATGTTGCGCTCCGTGCCATGCAGGTACAACTCTTCGCCCTTGTGATGCAGCGTTTCCGCCCCAGGCTGCGGACCCCAAAAACACGTCTTCGTCACTCTGTAGAGCTTCATTGCTTTCTCCTACGGTCTTTCAAACACTGTCGAAATCCACCCGCCGGAGAGGGTACGTACCCGCTTCGCGTCGGGGGTCCGAAGAAACTCCATCCACCCCTGGCGGTACACCGCGTAGTGGTGGTCCATTTCCACGCCAACGAGGACGATGCGCGGATAGTCCATCTGGACCCCGGCCCAGGTGGCAAGCATGGAACTCGTTCCGTTGAAGGGGGCCTGCATGATGACGGCATCGAGGCCGTCCGCAGGCACATCCAAAACGTACTTGATGCCTTCCATCGGAAAATTGGCCCGTAGGCGCGTGGCGACGAACGTCTTGATGTATTCGTAGTGGTAGGAGGCCCATATCTTCAAAGGCCCTTCCCAGAATAAGCCGCCGGCGTTCACAGCGGCAACATCGAAGCCGGGGTGCTCCTGCGCGAACTGGCGCAGTCTGGAGGGGGCCCCCGGCGCGGTGCCGACAACGACAAGGGTGTCAGAAGTTCTTTCAGGCAGTCCGGGAACCATGGCTTCCTTTCAAGCCCGGAGGGGCTTCGACCCCTCCGAGCGGTTGGTGGTCTAGAAGGATTCCTGGACGCCGCTGTTGATGAAGGCGTCGAACTTGCCAGCGGTCAGCGGACCAGTGGCGACGGTGTAGTACACGCGCACGTAGCGCTCCACGCCGAGGGGCAGGCGCATCCGAACCACGTTGTACCCGGCGGCCAGGGTGGCCTTGCCGATGGCGGTGGAGGTCCACAGGGTCGTGGCGGACCCGAAGGCCTCATCGTCGTCGGTCTGGAGCGCGAAGGTCACGGTGGCCGAGCCGGAAGCGGTGGCGGCGGTGTCCACGCGAATCTGGAGCCAGAGGTCGTCGGACAGACCGGGGTCCAGGCCCAGGCGGGCTCCCAGGTCGATGACGTTGGTGGACGCGGCGGTGGCAGTCACCGCCTGGGCCTGGGACATCATAAGTTCCTTGTCAAGGATCATGTTGTATTCCTCCTTCCTTCAGCCCTAGCTGACGGTGGTCTCGGAGTTGAGGATCTGATCGCAGCGCTTGACGGGGATGTCGTCAAAGGCCACGACGCGCTTGCCAGCCACGGTGTCCATGGTCAGGGTGGACTGGGCCACCTTGTTGGCGATCTGGCGGCGCAGGAAGCTGCGAATGGTCCGGTTGCAGTAGAACACCGGGCGCCCGATGGCCTGGCCGCCGGGGAGCTGCTCGATGGCCTGGGTCATCAGGTCGATGAGGTCCGAGCCGGAGGCGGCGTTCTTGGTCAGGGCGCTGGTGTCGATGTTGGCGATGCGGACGGCGTAGCGCCAATCCTTCACGCAAAGGCCGATGTCCCACTTGTAGTGGGTGCGATAGCCCTGGTACTGGCCGCCCGCGCCGTCGGAAAGGGTCTGCTCGCCCAAGTCCTGGATCTGGAAACCGGCCTTGCTGCCCTTCGGCACGATGCCGAACAGGGCGTTGGGGTCCCAGCACACGAGCCAGATGGACGTGTTGGCGCTGGAGCCGCCCGCCTTGATGATGTTGTTGCCGATGTCGGTGGTCGTGGCGCTGTAGGTGGAGTAGCGCGGAGCCAGGCCCAGAAACTTCTCCGGGTCGGTGGCGGTGTTGCCATAGAACAAGGTGGCGGCCATCTCCTGGTTCATGGCTTCGAGGAAGGCGCGGTCCTCGGACAAACGCCACATGGCGGCGTTGCCGTTCAGCTCGGCCAGGCTCTTGTCCACTTCGGCGTAGGCCTCCAGCATACCGCAGGTGTCAGTCACCTGGGCGCTGCGACTCTTGCTCTTGGCGACGCCGTAGTTCAGCAGGCGCCAAGTGGCCGAGGGCAGGCCGGTGCGGATGGACAGCTTGTGCCCGGTCGCCAGGTTGCCTTCGATGAAGGTCATGTCGTCGAGAACGGCGTTGGTCTGGTTCAGCAGTTCAACGACATTCTCGACCTTGCCGTTGGGGTCCGACCGCTTGGCGAAATCCGCCAAGGTGGGGTTCAAAGTGGCGATGGTGCTCATGTCTCTGTCTCCTTACTTCCATTCAGGGTAGAGGGTTTTCGCGGGATTGGATTCGCTCCGGGCCGAACCGCCTTCGAAGAGCTTGTCCTCGCTGACGGTCTTGCCCACGCGAACCAGCATCTTGAACAGGCCCGGATGGTTGGCCAGGCGACTGTCGTCCAGGTACTTGCGGGTCTCCGGATCAGCGTACTGCTTCAAGGCCTTCACGGCGTAGCCAGTGTTCTCCTTGAGCGCAGCTCCGCCCACTTCCTTGTCGGCCTTAAGGGAGGCGGTCCACTCGGACACGACACCCTCCCAAGCCTTCATCTGAGCGGCCTGGGTGTCAGCCACCAGCTTGGCTCCCAGGTCCACGAACTTCTGCGCCATCTCCTGCGGGAGATTCGCCTCCTTGGCGAGCGGGGTGAAGGCTTCAAGCAGCGGGCCGTCCTTCTGGAAACCCTCGGGCAGCGTGAACTCCTCGTACTGCTCCGGGGCTTCCTTGGGCTTGGCCTCGTCGTCGGTCTTCGCCTCGTCTTCGCCCTCTGCGAGCAGGGACTTCACAGGCTCGTCGGCCTTGGGCTCCTCGGTCTTACCCTCGGCGGCCTCTACGGTTTGTGCCGCTTCAGTCGCCTTGGCCTCGGTCGAAGTGCTCTCGGCTTGACCAGCGGTGGTTTCCGTGGTCACGGCTTCTTCACTCATTTGACTCCTCCGGTGATGATTTCGACGAAGGCCTTCTTGTCTGCGGCCTTCACGTCGTTCCAGTATTTGAGAGCGAACTGCCGCTCGCCCAGGTTGAAAAACGTCTGACTGTTGCCGGTGAACAGGTCGGCGGCTTCCATGTGGTTGAACTTGAACATGCGCCGGAAAAAGCGGATGCCCTCCGGGGTAGAGAGCAGAAAGCGCAAGTCGTTCAGCGCCTGCTCACTCTCCGCACGTTGGCGCTCCTGCGCCTCCTTGACCTGCTTCTCGTCTGCGGCGTTCACTGCTGCACCCCGCCATTTCCGCCGCCCAACATCCGGTCAAGCATGGACTGCTCGGCTTCGCCCACAGGAGTCTGGGAGAGCTTCTGCACCGCCGCCGCGCCCTGCTCGGCCATCGCCAAGCTCTGCGCGGCCTGCTGCTGCTGTTGCTCGGCGGCCTGACTGGCCTTGGCCTCGTCGTCGCTCTTGATGATCGTCGGGGCCACGCCTGCGTTCTCCGCGTAAACGTCAATCGCCTGCATGGCGTCGAACTTGTGGCGCACCTCGGGGAACGCCTGCATCATGTTCGCCGCGAAGGTGGCGACACGCTCGACGGTCGTCAGCGCCGATAGCTTCTGGGCCTGGGCCAGGATGTCAATGTACTCGACCTTCAGGTCCATGTCGGCCAGCTCTTGCGGCGGGGTGGGCAGGATGCCGTGCCGCTGCATGATGTTGAACACGCGATCGATGATCGGCCCCAGGCCCTCGCTCTGGACGCGCTCAAGCACCGATCCGAGGCGCAGCATCTTCTCCTGCTGGATGGCCGCGATCTCTGTGGCCGTGCGCTGCCGCTGGTCGTTGAACTGCGGCGTGATGAAAAGCTCGTTGAAGAAGGCCCGGCCAATAGCCATCTGAACCTGCTGGATCTTGGCCTCGACCTGCTGGATGTTGAACGGGGTGAGGAACGTCGGGGCCAGCCCCTGCTGCCCCTGGCCTGCGTTGACGAAGTTCACCTCACCACTGCGGATGCTCACAGGGTCGATACCCTTCATGCTCGCGGGGGCGTTCATGGGCGGGTTAATCTGCTTCTCCAGGGCGATGAGGCTCTGGCTCTGCATCTTCTGGAGCATCTTCACGTTACCGAGCGCGTCCATGCCCGGGCCGCGCCCATACACGTCGCTGCCGGTGACATTCCAGCGCAGGGCCACGACGGGGAACTCCTCGTAGCCGCCCTCACCCAGGAGCTTGTCCTTGTTCCGACCCCATTCGAAGTAGACCGAGCGCCAGGGCATGCCCTTTCCGCCCTTGGTCTCGTCGGGGTCGTTGCGGGGCTCAATGACGTGGCAGCACTTCACCCAGTCGTCGAGCTGGCGGTTTTCCACCATCTTGACCACCGAGTCGGAGCAGTTCTCCTTGCCGAAGCGGCTGACGAGCTGCCCGGCGGTGGCCCAAAAGATACGGTAGAGGGTGTCCACCCGGTAAAACTTGTCCAAGGCGAGGTAGTACTCGCCCACCGTATAGCAGCGGCAGCGGATGACGTTGTCGTAGTCCTCTTCGATGTGCATGACGCCAGTGCCAAAGGCCGCCAGCTCCTGATAGACCGAGTGGATGGCGTCGTAGAAGTTCGAGCGACTGAAGACTTCGAGCATGCGGTCACGCACGGTCTCCAGCCACACCCGGACGGCCTTGTTCTCCATCATGTTCGGGTCGGAAGGAGAGAGCCGAAACCACGGGCGCGCCGGGCTGGTCAGGCCGCCCTGCATACCCGCCGCGAGGATGCCGATAGAGTAGGTGGCCGTGTCGTCGATGATCTTGTCGTTGATCTTGGTGCCCTTGTTCGGGCGGTCCTCGCCGCCGAGGAAACGCCCGGAGATCGGGAGCAAGTACTCCGAAATCTCCTTCCAGTGACCGTCCCAAGACGAGCGCTCGCTTTCAAGCAGCTTGAACCGCTTGTAGTAGCGTTCAGTGGGGCTGGTTTCCTGCACGGCGGCCATGTGCTACGCCCCCAAAGCCAGGATGTACGCCGCCAAAGTGGCCCCGACCGCGAATATGGACGGAGGACCAGCGCCGAAGTTCTCGGCCACCCAGGCGCAGGCGAAACTCACACCCACGGCTTCAATGACGTAGAGGCCGCACTCGCGGCCCAGGCAAAGCAGCACCAGTCCGAGGATCGCCGCGAGGATGTTGATGGTGTAGCCGAGCAGCCGGGCGTTACTTTGGCGGCAGTACCCGAAGGACTGCTCCCAGAAAGTGCCGTCCTCTGCCCAATACGAGCGCTTCTGTTTCATGGCTACATCCCCAACTTCTGCTTCTGTACCATGGCCTGCGAAGTGTCGCCCAGCGCGGAGGTGGCGATGGTGGACTGCATGCCACCAGCAGCGGCGGCCTTCTGCGCCTGGCTGGTGCGGGCCGACTGCATCTCTGCGTCAGCGGACTTTGCCGGAGCCGGAGCCGGGGGAACCGGGGGAACTTCAGGCGTTTTCGCGCCGCCGCTAAAGCACATATTGAGCCTCCTCCCCTACCAGCGGGGTGTTTCGTCCACGCGGGCCTTGTAGCCCGCCGAGGGGTTTGCGTGTACGTGGTTCCGAATCATCGGTTCCGCGAAAGTCAGGGCCAGGGCGTCAGCACCATCGGGCGACATGCCGATGCGCGACTTCATCTGCTCCTTGGGCTCCAAAAGAATGCGAGTGCGGCTGTCGTACTTGAAAGCCGGGGCCGAAATATCAGCGGACAGCTTGTCGTCGTCGGGGATGGTCGGCGTGTGCGTCGGGTCGGTCAGCCAGCCCTTCATTGCGCCCCACATCTCGGCCCGGCGGTTGGCGTAAATGTCATCGGCCAGTGCACCGCTGCCGAAGTTCACGACGCGGATACGGTCGCCGTAGCCGTACTCGCGCAGCATCTGGCCCAGCTCCCAGCCGGATCCACCGTGGTCGATGAACAGTCGCTCGATGTAGGGCATGGTCGCATCCAGCTTGGCGCGCAAATAGCCCAACGTCTGGGTGAAGTCGCGCTTCTGGTCATACTCCAGGCCCCAGGCGTGGGCGTTCTGGCGGTAGAGGAACGCGGCTCTGTCATTGCCGTCGCGCTTGGGGTCGAAGCCAGCCACCACCGCGCCGAAGCTGCGGCCTGGGGGCTGCTTGCGCGCGCGCATGACCACGTCGCCAGGGATGAAAGCATCGACGCCCGTGGTCTGGAAGGCCTCATCCGGCGTGGCCGGATACTCCTGCATGAACAGCTTGGGGTCGCCCAGCTCGGCGATCTTTGTCCTGCGCCAAGCCATCTGCTCCAGAGTGAGCCCGTGCGCCTGCATGTACTCAAGCTCCTCGGTCTCGAGAGAAAAGCCCGCAGACACGGAGGAAGCGTACTCCTTCTGCCAGAACCAGGGGATGAAGATGGCTTGGAACTCACTCTGGCCGCTCATGGCCTTGAGCCACTGCTTGTGAAAGAAATTGCCCTGGCCGTTGGCCGTGGACTCGAAGATGATCTCGGTGCCTGCCACGGTGGGGACGCCCTGCAGGATGCCCGCGCCATGTTCATCGGCGTTGGGCCAGAAAGCGACTTCCGAGCCGTGGAACATCTGCACCGTGCTAGAGCGGCCCGCGCCCTTGGAGCCCGCAGTGGCGACCTTGTAGCCGCTGTCCAGCTTGTCAAAGATCAGCTCGCGGGCGTTGGTCGCGCCGGTGCTGGGGCGGAAAGCTGGGTCGTTGTGCTGGTGGTAGCGCTCGACCATCTCGAACAAGTTGGAGCTGGCCTCGGCTTCGTGAGCCATGATGTACGTGCGGACGCCGAAGCGGTGAGTCGTCTTGTGGTAGAACCTGGCGGCGACGTAGGTGGAGCAGCC